CGTCGTCGGCATAGCCGCTAACGTAGGTGCCATTAGCTTTCAACTCCCCGTCTAGCGGGTACTGGGCAAAGCCGCCGAATTCGTATAGTTCGTCCATACCATCCGCAATTGTTTCTAAATTGCCGGACTCAGTCAGAGACAAAGACCGCTCGAAGAAATCAGGAATTAGCCCGCTTGCCTCTTCGAGGTTTGGCTTGTCGAAAAACGGGTATTGTTTTTGCGGGTCATGTTGCCAGCTAAGCAAAAGTTTTGCGGGTCGAATCTGTATCACTGTTTCCATTTTTTAATTTTCCTATGTTGCGCCGTTATGGCGTGATCGGATTATAGGACTAATCGCATATAGAAGAAAAGCCCGCACATTGGCGGGCTTGTCGGGTTAGTTGGCGGTCCTGATCAGGCAGCCATAGGCGTCTGCGCAATTGTCTCCCATTGGTTGCGCGGCAGATCTAGCACGGCGCGTCCGTTGGAATACCAATCGTCGACACTGTCCACATCGGCAGTATGCGCCACGGCAGTGACCGCGTTCACTATTGTTGCCCGGCTTATTGGCTTGTTGGTGTAGCCCGGTTGCTGGATCGTTTGCATCAATCCGGCCATTATATCCCCCGCCGATTTTTTCGGCAGACTGAGCACTTTAACAACGCTATCCACGACGGCGGCGGGATTCGCCAGACCATTCGGGACAATGTCCCCGTGCGCGATCCGGAACATTTCGACGGCTTCGTCGAAACTATCGCGGGAAGTGTAACCGGCGACTACGTCTCGAAGTTTGAGTTGCAGCGCGTGATTGTCCGCGTCTTTTGCTTCGCTGGTAAGCAAAGACCAATCTTCGGTCCCGCGTGCGCTGGTGACGTGAGTGTGGCGGCTTTTCTTTTCGCTGCTACAGCCGTTAAGACACCATAACGTCCACACCATTTGCATCACTTCGACGCTACCCATACCAACCTCGCTATTGCGCAACATGATGCCGTTGGCCATCGCGTCACCTATAGCAGGCTCGGCGACTTGGTTCATAGACTTCAGGCGCATGTACAGGCGCGAATCCGTGACGGTGCCGTTCACTATCTGCCATTCGGCTTCTGATTCCATTAACTGGGGAAGCGCGGCTTCTACCAGATCAACATTGTCGAACGTCTTAAACTTGTCGCTAACAATGGCGCGCACTAACGGCTGGTCACCATCAAACGTGCGCAGCATTTTGCTTTTGGGTTCATTAACCAGAATTTTATTAATTAGGTTATCGAATTCCGGCGCATAGTTTTCATTATCGCGTAACCGGCGGGCGGTCCTTACGTCGATATCGCAGTTGCTAGCCAGTTGACCGAACGCTACTTCGTTGGTCTGGAATTCCATCGTCGGCATGCCGCGATTAGATTCTATAACTATGTTGGTGTTGCCATCGACAGTCTGAACCTGCAAGTCCTTAGTTTTCGCGATGTAGTCCTGTTTGCGTGCGGCTTCAGTTTGAATCTTTTGCAGAATCGCGCTCAACGTGCCTTTTTCGTTTTCTATGCTCATATCACTTTATCCAATTGTGGGCGTGCGGCGCGCCCTAAATGTTTGCCGCATGCGAATACTCGCATACCGGCAGTCAGTTGCAAGCTTTTTTTAAAAGTTTATGCGGCGGCGCGTAGGATCATATTGCCGTCGACGACGAAACCCGAATCATCGTGCAATGCAGGCCCTTTTGCAGTTAGCCCAATCACTACCGGTCCGGCCATCACGTTATCAAGATCAGACAAGTCACCATCAATAACCGGTCGGCCAAGATATTCACTCGGCATCGAATTTTTAAAAACTACGGCAATCGGTACGCCAGTAGGTAACGCGGCGGCTACTTGGTTTCGGTATTGGTGCCGATCACTATACGAAAACATCAACCGGTAATTGTCTGGCGTGTTGCCTAAGCGAATCGCTAGCTTGGTGTAATCGTAGAAAAACAGATCAGGAAATTGCTGGGGAATGTCGTGCTCTTCAAATGGAATATCTGACAGCACGTTGAGGCGTACCACACCCTGCACGCTTTGCCTTTCGCAAACATTTTTTTGAAAGTTGGTAAGTTCGCGTGTGAGTTGGGCGAGAAATCCGGCTTGGTCGGCGTGCCAGTAATCCGTCTTTTTTTGGCGGGCTATGTTGATCAACTCAAATTGCTTGGCGCGTCCGGCTTCCTTCAAGCAAGCGTCCATACAACCGGCTGCCTTGCTGCCCGCACAAATGATGTTGTCGGGCAACATGCTTAGGCTTGCCATTCTAATCGGCTTGCCAAAATAGTTGTTAGGTTTGTTCTGAGTTTTTTTGATTTTCGTGTTGCTGGCTGTCGTGTTCAGTAGTTTCATCATTCGCATCCTTGTTTGTAGGTGTATGCGAATTCTCGCTGATCAAAACACAATCGGCAAGCTTTTTCTTTTTCTGATGTTCTTTCAATTTTTCCGATAGCCGTGCGTTAATGATGGGCTTTGGTTTGAACCATTCTCGAATTTTAAAAATTAGCCAAAACACTATAAAACTCCTATGCGATTTGTCGCAGCCTAACAATGGTCCGCCGCGCACTGTCAAGACCCAATTCCTTAATTCGCTTCCCTATATAGAACTTTTTCCCAAAACAAAAAAAAGAAAAAAAATTTTTCCGGAAAACTCCTATGCAGTTACGCGTTTTTTGGTTTAGCCCGTAACGGCTTGAATCACGGTGGTACACTGCCGGTACGGCTACAGGCCCCGTCCTGCAAGGGATGTACCGCCGTACCGCCTGTACCGCCATTTTTGAAATTTTTTTTTCAAAAAATATTTTTTCTGGAAAAGTACTATATAGAAGCGGGTTTTTTTGCACCAAGCGCCGCGAACCGCGTTACGCGCCCTATTCCCCGTCCCCTCACTCGAACATATTCTTTTGCAAGTTGACTACTTTGTTATCGCGAATCCCATACCGTCGAATGGTGTTGTGGACGGTATTGGCGTTCAGTCCGAGTTTTTTGGCGATGTCTGTCCCGCGCATTTTGTTTTGGTGCAGGGTCAGGATTTGCAGTCGCACTGCATCGGTGAGCGGAGCGAAAGGTTTTTTCGGTGGATCGCCTAGTATTGGGTTCGATCTGCCTCGCGGCAGTTCTTTGGCTTTTTCTTGTGCGCGGATCGCGGCTAGGAATTTCTCTGTCATTGTCGTCCCCCTACTGCTCATGCCAAGCGTGCCGGTTAAAAAATGCGACGATCCCCTCTTTGGTCGCGGGAAACTCGCAGGTGTGTTTGTCGATCTCAACCCACGCCCCACGGTCGTGGACTTGTTGAATGTATTCTTTCCGTTCTTTCGCCGTAGCAAATACATTTACTTCGTGTTCTCCGCCGTCTTGGTCCGTGACCCGTGCTAAATATAATTTCATTCACTTCTCCATAGATAAGAAAGGGGCCGAAGCCCCTGTTGGTTTAGAGTTCAAAGACCGTATCGGGATGCTCGTTTAGAGCATGCTCTAGCTCCTGTTCCAAATCGAACGGTAGCCGGAACGTTTTCAAAATGAGCAGGATTTCCTGATCGGTTAGTGCCACGTTCTTCACGCTGCGGTCTACAGGTTTACCATCGGCTCCTGTCTTGGTCGTAACTTCTTTCAATTCCATTCACTATCTCCGAGTTGTTAAAGATCTGGGATGTTCCACGTGGAACATTGCCCCCGAAAAAGGTCCTTTCCTCAATCGGTATGCACATTATCGCATATGCAACCTTTGAAAGCCAGAAGAATTTTGAGCAAAATGTAGACAAAACTTAGACAAATTCAATTATTTTTCAATGAGGGGTTGACACGGAAACGCTAATCACTTATTCGCTCCGTCCGGCTTTTTTGCCGTTCTTTGATCGTCGATAAAATTTTTCGTTCTTCGTCCGCTAGCTCATCGGGTCTAACTGCTTCCGCCGCTGCGCGGGCAATTTGTTTGGCGGCTTCTTTTTTGAGCGCGTTGTAAAGATCTGGGCTGCGTTGGTGTAAGATAGCCAACATCTGTTGCTGCACGTTTGTAGAAATATTTCGGCTCGGCGGAATTTTTAAAATTTGTGCCTCAAGGGCCGTGATCTTCTTTACGCACATCTTTATGTGTTCTAGCTCCTCGGCGCTATATGACCGGCGTTTTTTGATGTTTTTGTAAGTTCGGCGGTCGTTGTTACGGATGGAAGGGACGATCAGGTCATCAATTTTTTTCTTTTTCGGCAGTTTGTACTTGGTGCGGAACGCATTAATTTTCGCTTGTAACTCAACCTTCTGAAGGATCAGTGCTTCGCGGTTCCAATCAGTTTCTACGATGTACGAGCCGTGGTCCACGTAACCCCGACGTGACCCGTGGGTGGAATACTGGGATGTGCGCTTCATAAAGTCCGCTGCTTTGGAGTTGTTTAGACTGTGCGCCATTATTCGATCCTCCACACCCGCATCACGCCTTCTGCCGACACGCTACGCGTTGCAACTTTCTGGCCCGCCGTCCGTGCCCTGCCCAAAAAGGCGGTCATTTCTTTAGGCGGTCGTGCGTGCTTTTCGTTCTTTTTTGGTTTGTGAGCAAAAGCAATGCTATCTCCCACCTGCCAATTTTTTATGATTTCGTCAAAGTGTTGATACTTTAAATGCCGACCTTTTTTGCCTTTGGGCGGTAAGGGGATGTTTTTTTCTATTTCGATCATTTTTTTTCCAAATTAAGGTTGCAAACCTAAGATAACTCCCATAAGATCGCATTTCAACTTTTTTGGAGAAAGTGATGCATAAAGATGCAAACAAAATCGCACGTGCCATTGACGACGCGTTCGCCGCGCTCCGTGAACAGGGGTTCTTTGCGAAGGCCCACCACACGTGCTGTCAGTCCTGCGGGCTGGCGGAGATACCCGAAGGTCGATACGACGAATATGTTTTTTATCACATGCAAGATGCTGAATACCTGAAACAGGACGGCGTTTGCTATCTGTCTTGGGGCTTTTCTGGTCCGACACTTGAGACAAAAAGAAAAGCGCGAGTGATATGCACCGCGCTCCGCGAAGCGGGCTTGGAGGTCGATTGGAACGGCAGCGAGCACACCCGAATCAAAGTCACCGGCTTGGTGCCCGCAGCAAAAAAACGCTGGGACGTGACGATCATCCAAACGAGTCTTGTGAGAAACGTGCAGGCGCAAACGGCAGAGCAAGCGGGCGCTTGGGCTAGAGACCAAGCGAACTGGTCTGACAACGTGATCAACGTGGAGACGATTGCTATAGAGGACAACACGGTCGATCCGACGAACCCTGTGCTTTTGAATTCAATCGAAGATTTGGGATTGACTATTCGTGCGCGTAATTGCCTGTTGGCGGACGGCATCCATTACATCGGCGAACTGGTGCAGCGCACCGAGGCTGATCTTTTCAAAATTCAGAACCTTGGCAAGGGCAGCTTAGCCGACGTCAAAGAAGGTTTGGCTAAGCACGGCTTGACGCTCAAGCAACCGGCCCGACAACCAAGGCATAAAGTTACCAAGCGAAGCCAACAAATCTTTGAGATGCGCCAATCCGGTAAGACGTTCCAAGAAATAGGTGATGAGTTTGGTTTTTCTCGCGTAAGAGCGAAACAGATTTTCGATAGAACAGCCTACAAGATTCATATCAACGAACTTGAAGGCCACAAGTGAAAGGCGAACTGACAATAATCTTTGACGAAGAAGAAGCGGAGCGAGTCGTAACGCTGGTTCTTGGTCTTGATGAACGGCTGTCCGTTATGGAACAGCAAATAGAAACGCTGTTGGAGAAAGTGAGTGAACTACAGCATGGACAAAAACCCCGAAAGCGCAGAAGAAGCCCTCTATCAGGGGCTGGTGATGCGTCTGCTGCCGAACCAGACAAAGAGTGAGCGCGAAGAACTGGACGACATCATCAGCAATCTGACTGCGATGTTGCCGGTCAATACCGTGAACTTTTTGAAGTTCAAAGCAACCTTAAAATTTTTAGGCATTGGAGATAGTGATGACAGTTAATAACCTCAAGCTGCACGAGATGCAGACACAAATGAACGCCCTTGCGGTCGACGCAGCGGAGAAGTCCGGCAGTAAGATTACTGGGGGCATCAAAACGGTTTCTAAAGCAGTAGGCGTGGACTACGCCACCATGAAAGGTTTCGTGTTTGGCACGATCAAAAGGCCCTCAGAGCGCACCGTGGACCGTGTGCGGACGTTCTTGCGCGACAATGGGGACTGCCAGAGCGTGGTCGAAGATCCGCGAGACGCAAAGATCTCCGAGTTGGAATCGAAGATCCGGCAGATGCACGAAGAGATCAAGCGCAAAGACAATGACCGTGAGGATTTACGGTTAAGTTACGTGAAAGTGCGCGAACAGCTTGAAAGCGTGCAAGCCCAAGACCCTGATTTTCACGAACAATATCAAGTGGTGCATCCCGAAAACAGCTACTGGATGTCTCACGGTGACGCGTTTATAGAAATCTATACCACCGGCAGGGACTGGGAAGACTCCGCCGAACGTAACCGTGTATGCACGATCCCGATTCCAGACACAACCATGCTCTGCCAACAGGGCCAAGTACCGCACATACGCGTTGAAAAGGAGGACGGTAGTTTCCCGAATTGGATTCCAGACCCCGACTACGTGAAGATCAGTGAAAGTGATGAGGGTGAGGTCTGGGAGGCACCGGAGACGGTCTCATCGCAAGGCTACACGATACCTGCACGATCTGTTGTGGTTGAATCAAGGGAGCAGTTTAATATTCGCCGCGAACAAGTCAGAGCGGAAAATTTTGCGTCGATTGCTGATGCTGCAAAAGCCCTCGAAAAAATGTACCGTAAATGCGGAGGCATACCGGACACAGAGGTCTACGTTGGTTTAAGAGTGGACGTGACCAGCAACGTTTTTTAGGTATGATCTTGGGCAAACCAGTTTGGGATGCGGCTATCACTCCGCTCCAAGCGCGCGCCGTCCGCGTGCCCACAAGACGGCACTGTTTTGGCAAGGGTGCTCCAGCCCTGAAACGCACGTACCCGTCCGTGTGCCAGAAGGCGGGCTTTATTGGGCAGGGAGGCTTAACACACTCTCTCCTTGCAGGTTCCCGTCCCTGTGCCCGAAGGCGGGATTGGCAGGGGCATCCATGTCCTGAAATGCACGTGACCCCGTCCGTGTGCCAAGGTAGACGGGGCTTTTTAAGGAGGCCATTTTTGAAATTCGTTCTGAGTTTGTTAGCCGTGCTACTGTTACAAGGATGCACGTGGTACGGAGAGTTCGAGCACATTTCCAGCATACCCGACGGCACTCCCTTCAACAGCCGCGAGGAAACCTCAACGGACATCATATGGACGGGAATCAGGGTCGAGAAAGATTCGTGGTATGTGGATGGCGCTGTTGGCCACGAAACATCGTCAGAATTTGAAGGGCGCAACCCATACGGCAGAATTAAAATAGGTAAGGACATAAAGACATGGGACTAAAAATGACAGAAACCGAAGAAGCAACCCTTTCCCTTAATCTGTCTGCCGATGAAGGGCTGTTTTTGCTAAGACTTTTAAAAAGTTCTAAGGACGATCCAAGAATTCATGGCTTGATCGGTACGTGCTTCTGGTTTCATAGCCACAGTAAGACCGAAGAGCAGTGCATTAAAGACACATGGACATCCGTCGAACAAAAACTGGAGGCACTACAACTTGGCAGCGGGTGAAGCAGGCAAAACGTTCACAACGAAAATAATTGAACAACTGGCGAAGGAAAAAAAGATTAGCGACATCCAGCAAAGGCTACTGGACACATCGTCGCTTTTGGTTGCATACCCTGATGCATCAGAAGAAAAATCAAAAGAATGGATGACAACAATCAACTGCTGCCGGTTGGAACTGCGCAGGCGGTTTTTATCTAAACGGAGTCGAGTTCACGCGCCTCTCTAGCTCGGTCTTCTTTCCATTCGTTGAAAATTTTACGCAGTTGTCCGCTGATCGTGCGGTCTTCTAACTGCGCAATCTCTTTGATCTGGCGATAAACCGGCATTGGCACCAGTATCGACTTCCATTTTGTAGTATCCATGCAAGAGATTATCGCGTGAATCGCATATAAATGCAACTAGATTTCTTTGGTTTCGCCCCACGACGGGCCTAGATCAATATCGCATTTGCTTGGCACCTGAAGCTTGATCGCAGCTTCCATGACCTCGCGTATCTTCTTGGCGTGCTCTATGTCTGTGACGCTGCACCCTAGCTCATCGTGTACCTGCAACAAGGGCCGTTCTCCAGCCTCGTAAAGATCGACCATGGCCTGCTTTGTCATGTCCGCCGCAGATGCCTGTATCAGCCTGTTTAGAGCCTTGTACGTGTACGCACGCTTGAGTGGTGCAGTCTCACCGTAGGTAGCCTTTGCTTCTTTCAGAGGCATCGCTTTTTGCACGTCGTAGCCCATAGGTTCAAACATATCGAACCGACACTTGCGGCCTTTCAAAGATCGCAGTGAGCCATCGTCTTTTTGATCCACGGACCGTGACACGCCATTCATTAGCTCTTTCACAAACGGTACTCGCTTGTGGTACTGCTGCGTCAGTTCTTTGGCGTCCTCAAACTCCAGATCCAGTTGGTCTGCCAGCTTGCGCACGCCCATGCCGTACATCATGCCTAAATTGATCGTCTTGGCTTGTTTGCGGCTGATGTTCGCCATATCGGCAACCATGGTATGAAAGTCCATGTCTGGATCGTTGGTATACCCGTCGACAAATTCTTTAGCTCCGCCGAGCGGCAAACCTTTCCACTTGCCAAAAACGCTGGCGTAGTGAGTCAAGATCCGTGGTTCTTGCTGCGAGTAGTCGATAGCTGCCCACAATTCGCCCTCTTCCGGCAAAAACAAACTACGGATCATAGGACCAAGCTCTGGATCACGAGCCGGTATTTGTTGTAGGTTTGGGTTTGACATGGACAAGCGACCAGATACGGTGCCCCCCTCATCACTACGCAACTGGTTGATGTGTCCGTGGATACGAGAGTCAGCGCCTACAAACTTCATTATGTTGTTAATGAAGGTGCCTTGAATCTTGTTGAGGTTACGGGCCTCGACGATCATTTTGGCAAACGGGTGCGGGTTTTCGCTTAGGAATGCTTTGGTAAACGACGGTGCGCCCTTGGCCGTGCGTGGATAGGCAACTTTTAGCTTGTCGAATGCTTTGGCCAGAGAAGTTGCCGCCCAAATCTCAACGTCAAAGCCTGCCTCTTTGTTGATTTCGCGGTAGGTTTCCTTCTCTCTTTTTAGAAGTTGTTGCTTTGACCGCTCGCATCGCTCCAGATCGACTCGTATGCCGCGAAACGTCATGTCTATCAGGCAAGGCGTCAGCCGTGTTTCGAGATCGTAGATGGTCTCAAGGTCTTGTTTGTTGATTTCGACGCGGAACAGCTTGTACAGATCGTATGCCAGCCGCGCGTCTTGCTCTGCATACGGCCCCACAAACTGCGCAGGGAGCTTCCAAAGCTCACCCTTGGGGTCTACCCCGAACTCTACCGCAGCCTGCGTCAGGAGCTTCTCTGACTTCGCTAGGCCCAGATAGTCGTATGACA